AAGGCGCTAGGCTACTGCACTCCAGAGGAGCTATTCGAGAAGTTTCTCGATCAGGTATATTCAGTTGACAAGGTTCAATCAGCTTCGTAACTGCTACTGTTCAATTTGAACTTGCAATTTACGATTCAATTTTCCCTTCGTCATCAAGCTCTTTGTAAATAGCAGTACATGCATCGAGGATAGGATCTAACCTATCGCGATCTGCACCATTTAAGTAAAGTTCAACAAGCGAATCAACATGCCCATTTTCGTATACTTGATGGGCTTCCATAATTGCTATGAGATCATAAAGCTTGTTCGGATCAGTTTCATTAGACAGAATAGTTGTCCGATAATATTTTGAGAATGCTGCTTCAATGGTCTCTGTTTTATTTGCAAAATCAAGTACAAAAGTATCATGTTTCTGCGGATGAGAGCGGTTCAGCCGAGATAGAGTCTGAACAGCCTTTATATCAGATAGCATTTTATCAACGTACATTGTATGGAGTAGTGGTTCATCATAACCCGTTTGGAACATATCAGCCACTATAAGAAATCGATATGGATCCTTACGGAACACCTTCTCAATTGTATTATCTGGGAAGCCATTAATTGCTGCAGAGGTTAAAGTTTTACCACCATATTCTTTTTCCCCGGAAAAAGCAATAATAGCTTTATAAGGACTACGCCTGTCAGCAAGGCATTTATTAATTGCGTAATAGTATTCGATACAGCGCTCTATACTACTCGTAACCACCATAGCTCGTGCTTTTCCTCCGATTTTCCCTTTTGAAATAACCTGATCATGAAAGTGATTCACCATGATTTCTGCTTTTTGTGATATGGCAAACTTATTACTTTCTACAAATTGACGGAGTTTCTTTTGTGCTTTTTTCTTGTCAAATAAAGGATCATCTTCAATGGTTTTAGCAAGCCTGTAATAACTGTCTACAGGGGTATAGTATTTAAGTACATCTAAAATAAAACCTTCTTGAATGGCTTGCTTCATTGTATATACATGGAACGGACGATGTTTAATTTCATCTCCGTCTTGGTATGGGATACCAAACATTTCAAGGGTTTTGTTTTTAGGAGTAGCGGTAAATGCAAAATAGCTGGCGTTCTTCAGCATTTTGCGCCCTTCCATAAGACGGTTGATTTTATCTTCAAAATCTTCCTCTTCTCCAGTAACTTCACCTGATAATACAATATTCATCTTAGCCGACATGTTACCGCTTTGTGATGAATGGGCCTCGTCAATAATTATGGCGAAAGAGCGCCCTTTGTGTTCTGAGCCAATACTATCAAGAATAATAGGGAACTTATGTACAGTAGTTATTATAATCTTCTTACCGCCATTGATTGCTTTCCTTAAATCATCAGAGTGTTCTGCCCATGCTACTGTGCTAGAAACCTGCATAAACTGTTTTATCGTATCCCGAATTTGTTTATCAAGTATTACACGGTCTGTAACAATTACCACAGAGTCAATGATGGCTTTGCCATTCTTTTCGAGTCCTACGAGTTGATGAGCCAGCCATGCAATAGAATTTGATTTTCCACTACCGGCACTGTGTTGTATTAGGTATCTCTGGCCAACACCATTGTGGCGTACATCTGCGAGGAGACTTTCAACAGCAGACAGTTGATGGTAACGTGGGAAAATTTGTGTATATGTTTTCTTTTTTGTTTCCTGGTCTACTTTTTCAACAACTTGAGCGTAATTTTCGATTATATGTGCAAGCATATACTTTTCAAGGATATCCTTCCATAAATAATCTGTCATTATACCAGAAGAATTTGGAGGGTTGCCGGCTCCATCATTGTACCCTTTGTCAAATGGCAAGAACCAGGAAGCTTTGCCATCAAGCTTAGTACAGAACTTGACTCTTGCATCATCTACTGCAAAATGAACCATGCAGCGTTTAAACTGGAAAAGCAGTTCCTTTGGATCACGATCGGTTTTATATTGATATACTGCATCATCAACATTCTGCTTTGTAAGTTGATTTTTAAGCTCGCATGTTATAACCGGCAAGCCATTGATAAAAATGCACAGATCAAGGGCAAGACGAGTCGCATCCTTTGAATATTGGAGTTGTCGTGTAACGCTGAAAATATTTTGCTCAAATAGCGCTTTTGCTTTTATGTTCTTCTCACTTGGTGTTAGATAAAACATAACCAGGTCGGCAGGATAAACCTTAATTCCATTACGAAGTACATCAATAATTCCGCGTTTTGCTATTTCACCACGCAGTCGGTTTAGAAACTGAGACTTTTTTAAGTCGCTTTTAAATACACCGAGCTTTTCCATTTCATCCGGCTGCGTCGCTGAAAGAAAACGGAATAGACGTGTTTCATCAATAGCATAGTCTCGGTTATAGTCAGCATTGCTTCCTTGCTCATAACCGTTTTGATTTACAAGCCAATCTACAATCAAAGATTCCAGACCACTTTCTCGTGTATTAGTAGCAGTCATTTATTCCACCTCCGTTCTTGTTATAACAATGGATTAATAAATTGAATTAGCGCCGTAATTGCCGCAGCAAACTCAGCGGTTCCTTTTAGCATTTTCAATCCGGAAACTGCAGTTTTTATAAAACCTTTTCTAGGGTTTTCAGATTTTACTTCTTCTTCTATAACTTCTAAATTGCTATTCAAAATTTCAGCATCTTCGTTTGATAAACCATCAGCAGTTTTTCTCACTGCTTGTATCAACTTTTCAAGTTGGGTAGTATCAATGCCCACTGTATTGGTTGCTGAAATGGAAGCATTGTCGTTGGCAATATTGACTTGTCCATTTTGTACTGTAATTGAATAAATAATTTTTTCATCAACTCCCATATCAATTCCTATCTTGGTTAAGTATCTTTCTATATGGTGAATTAATACCATAACAACTCGGTCGTTGAATCCTTTGATTTTGTCTTGATATTTTTTTGAAGACGAATATCCAAAGGCAACGCCTAGATGTATTTCGATGTTATTTTCAGCAATATAGTTTAAGATTGCAAAGACATTTCGAATCTCTTCTTCATCTGTATCTCCAAGAGAAAAAATACATCTTCCGTAAGAACGACTAACTTCGTCAAACTCTTGTTTCAAGTCTTGATCACAAACTCCACAAGCTATAATGTAATCAATAATAATAGGTGTATTTTTAATAAATGCAATAAATTTTGATAGCACATTTGTATAGTCGTTGAAATCAGCTTGTAGAAGACGACTAGAAATACTGTTGAAATCATACATGATTTTTCTTAAGTCTGCTCTATTCAACTTCATAATTTTTCACCCCACAAAACGGGCAGTAGCACCCGGTCATACTTAGAATAGGCTTTACTTTGGCAGTGCGCTTGCAACACGGAAATGATACGATTTCTAGAGCTTCAATGCCAGAACGAATTGGATTTTCAGGCTCATGCTTGGGACGTTTTCCAGCCTTAAAAGTAACAGGTCCTTTCCTAAATTGACGCTCCATTTTTTTAAATTCTTCGTGGATCATGTCCATCGCCTTGTTTTGCGCCATTGCCATAGCCAACTCTAATACATCCTCTGTAATATAGTCTTCTCCTACAAGGCCACAACTTGGACAAAAAAGTTCAAATACGCCATCGTCCTCAATATCAGAAGGAGTAGCTTTGAAGAAAGTACCACAGTTGGGGCATTGCAAAAGTATATATCCATCGTTATCTGCTGGTATAGATATTTCCATATGAAAATCGTCGCTCATGTTATTCCACCTCCGTTTCACCGTCCTCTTCATCAAAGACGAGATTATCAATTTCGTTATCGTTAAAATCATCAGAGTCGGCTTCATATTTAGGTATTTCGATATCAAGTACATCGACTTTTCCCGTTACCACATCAGAAATAAGGCGAGTGCGATATTCGGTCAGTAACAGTATTTCTTTTTCTATATTAACAATAAAGTTCTCAATAAACTTGCTTCGGTTTTTACAAAACTCTGCTATTTGTATCTGTTCTTCTAAGGGCGGAACAGGTATAAATAACTTACGTATATCTTTATAACTTATGCTCTGACGAACACCTCCACCCATACCATAAAATACTTTGCATACATCGTATGAATGCAATAATAAATACAAAAATTCAGGGGAAATACTTTCTCTAGGTAGCAAGCATGTATATGCAGAAGTAATTATACCAGTTTGAGTTGCTAGGCCTACTCGTAAACTTTTGTGGTCATTTTGCAAATCTGTTAATCTTAGAATGATATTCCCATCATGGACAACCTGGTATGTCTCGAAAGAGGTTGGAAGCAAGCCATCCGTTTTATTAATATCTTTATTTATAATTTTTCCATAACTTAAAGACAGTAGGTTTTGGTTGTTAAAATCTTTATTTGATATTTTTTGTTCAGTTGCTGTTTGTGATAAATAAAGAACACTCCAATGCCCCGGAATTTGATTAATCCATTCAATCCCACTATCTTTCATTGGTACATTAGGATCAACGCCTTTTGTGACAGCGTTATTGATAATAACCTGCTTCTGTTCGTTTAATAATGCAATCTGCTTTTTCTTTGCTCGAATTAGTTTATTAATTTTTGAAAGCTTCCAATCGAGAAAACGCACAATTTGGTCCTGCTCTTCCTTAGGAGGAACAGGTAGTTTTGTTCCTAAAAATGTCTGTATGTTTATGACTTTTCGCAATCCTGTATATAAAGGCTTCAGCCCTTTGACGTTATCAATTGAAAGGTAATAATAATATAAATATTTACCATTGATATTAACGGGTTGAAAAACATCATACGCTCCGGTTATCATTCCATTTAAGGGTGATAAACCGACGGTTCTTGGTGTTTCATCAATATCGAATAAACAAAAGATAAGATTGCCTGGTTCTACTACTTTATAGGTATTAAAGTCTTTTGGAAATTTACCTTTTGCATTTATCATATCACGTGCTATAACGCCATTAAGAGTTAAGGAAAGAAGTAAATAATTATTTGCTGAACTACCTACAACTTCTTTCTTTTCAATTAGCACATTTTTATTACGCAGTATAGCCCAGTGGCTAGGAACTTCTTCTAACCAAGGTAACCCGAAATATCTATATTCCTTATAGGGTTTCAACATTCTCTCAACCCCCTATAATCTCAGCAAGTAATCCGTCTGTCTCTTCTTCGAGTGAACGAATGTCTGCTGTTATTTCTTCTAGTGTTCGTAGCTGAATCGGTTTATAGAAATATTTTGTAAAACTAATTTCATAACCAATTTTTGTCTGCTTTTCGTCAATCCAGGCATCGGGAGCAAAGGGCTTTACTTCTTTTTCAAAGAATGCTTCGATGCCACCTTCATAGGTAAAAGGTATTTGTTCTGTATCTGTTAGCTCTTTATTTACAACAGGTTTTCCTTTTTTATCTTTTTTAATAGTGCCATCTTCGTTGTATGCAGGGCGAAGAACAGTTACTTTCCAATAACCAAACTCGTTGTTATCAAAAATTTTGCTATACTCATTTTCTTCAAAAGCCATATATAAATCCAAAATCTGGCGCCTAATCTCAGAAGTGAATTCACAGTTCTTTTTCCCAAGGTTTTTACGAAGAGGCGACTTTAAAGAAGTAGCATCTATAAGTTGGATCTTACCCTTTCTGTGTTCAGCTTTATTGTTAGAAAGAATCCAAATAAAAGTGCCAATTCCTGTGTTATAGAACATATTTTCTGGTAGCGCAATAATCGCCTCTACAAGGTCGTTCTCTATCATATAGCGTCGGGCATTACTTTCACCTTGTCCGGCATCACCTGTAAATAAGGAGGAACCATTATGCACTTCTGCGATACGGCTACCTAACTCGGTAGTTTTCTTCATTTTTGCAACATTGTTTAGTAGGAAAAGTAACTGTCCGTCACTTGTTCTTGGAATCATACTGAAATTAGGATCATCACTAAAGTTGGTCACAAAACGACTGTCCATAATATCTTTCTTGCCACCGAGCTTATCCGCATCAACTTTCCATGATTTACCATACGGTGGATTACTTAGCATGAAGTCGAACTGGTAGGTAGGAAATTGGTCGTTAGAGAGGGTGGAACCAAACCCAATATGGTCTGCTTGATCTCCTTGTCCTTGTAATAATAAATCAGACTTAGCTATAGCATACGTTTCTGGATTTATTTCCTGGCCAAAAAGATGAATAGATACTTTCTTGCCAGCTTTTTCAGCAAGCTCCATCAGACGGTCTTGGGCTACGGTAAGCATACCACCTGTACCGCAAGCCCCATCATAGCATGAATAAGTTGCATCCTTAATTTTATCCGCTACTGGTACAAAAATAAGATCGGCCATTAATTCGACAACATCACGAGGGGTAAAGTGTTCTCCGGCCTCTTCATTGTTTTCTTCATTAAAGCGGCGAATAAGTTCTTCAAATATTACCCCCATGGTATGGTTATCAAGACCTGGTAGACGAATTTCCTTTTTTTCATCATCTTTATAAACCGGGTTGGGACTTAAATTGATTGTAGGTGATACAAATTTTTCGATAACAGCACCAAGTATATCTGCATCGATCATAGTGTCTATCTGGTTGCGGAATTTGAATTTATCTAATATCTCCTGAACATTAGGAGAGAAACCATCCAAATACGCTATAAAATCTGCCTTTAAAGTTTGTTTCTTTGCTCTAGAGGTTAAATCACGCAAGCAAAAAGGTGAACTGTTGCAAAATGACTGTCCAGCAGCATTGCATAGTGCAGCAGTCTGATTGGTGATACCTGCCTCGTCTAGTTTCTTTTTCATTTCAAGAACAGCAGGTTTAGTTTCCTCTAATACAGCATCTAATCTGCGGATTACTGTCATAGGCAGGATTACATCTCTATATTTACCTCGTACATATACGTCTCGCAGACAATCGTCGGCTATTCCCCAAATAAAGTTTACTATTGAATTATAGGTTTGGTTATCTATATAAAACGCTTCCTTTCCATATTTCTTTGTTGTTGAATGTTCATTTCTTCTCTTCGTGAATTAACTCCATAATATCTGTGATATCACAATCAAGTGCTTTACAGATTTTAACTAATACATCTGTAGTGATGTTTTCGCCTTTACCTAGTTTTGCAATAGAGGCAGAACTAACACCGCTAAGTTTTTTTAGATCTTGCTTATTCATATTTTTGTCAATTAGCAGCTTCCATAGTTTGTTATAACTTATATACATTATAAGCCTCCTTGGGTCGAATCTTTTTTGTTCCAAGAGCGACCAAATAATTCATCGCCGCCTTCATTAAGATGCAATACGGCTGTTTTGTTAAGTATAGACCTTGTTTTTTCAGAGTAAGCACCATCTTTATCAAGAGAGATGAAAATCTGTTTTTTACTTTGCATGTACAACTCCATTATCTTGTCAATCGGAGCATCACCTATGTTTTTAAAAATTAGAGAATCGTGAGCAATAGCAGGTAGTGGAGTTAATTTAAGAATGCTCAAGTCAAAAATAATAAGGCTTTTAAATGAAGTCCCCGTACCGGTATCATCAGGAGTGTAAAATTCATATCTCTTTCCATTATCCAAATCAATAACAGGAGCCTTACGGGTTTCATCATAAATAAAATCATTGAAACGGACCATCTGCTCATTAATTTCGCTCTCTATAAAACGCAGTTCTTTTTCTTGGGCTATTCTAAGATTTTCAGAGGCTATTTTTACCTCCTCCTTTAGATTAGTTGAATTAATATAGGCACTATTTTGTGCTTCCAGCATATTGATTTTTCGTTCTATTTCTGAATAATTTTCTAAAAAACGCTTTGAAAGATTAGCAGGAATACCAAGTTTCCGTAAATCATCTTCAAGTCTAGATATTTCTATTTCAGTAGACTCAATTAATACCCGCAATCTTTCCGCCTCTTCAGTCATTTCGTCGCTTAATATTTGCTGCATCTTACCATGAAATCTGTTAATATCTTTAATTTTTCTTATATCCGCCTCTGGAAAGAATTGCGCTAATTCAACTATATCGCTTTCAGATATAACGCGTTCGCCACTCAAGTTTTTTGTTACAACTTTAAGTTGAGATAATAGTCTGCTTCTCTGCCTCTTAATAGAGGTTATTTCAGCTTTTATGGCTGACGCTTCTTCCGCATGGACTAGATCATCATGTGATAAATCTTTGTCTATTTGTTCTGTGAGATTAACTAAAGCTTCCCGTAATCTTGCAATTTCCTTTTCATTTTCTTTATACTGACGTTTTGTTGTAATTGAGAAGGGCAAAAGCTCAAATTTCCTTGCCTTTTTAAATGTTGCAAACTTATCTTTCTTCATTGACTCAACCGTTTTATATTCTTGAATTCTATCAAAAACATTAAAAAGTTTTTCTAAAGCAGTGATTGCCTTTTCAGCTGGTTCTGAGCTGGTTGAGTGGAGAGGCTTTTTCTCAGAATGATTATCTTTACCGTAAATTCTGAAATAGCGTCCGACAACATCTCTAAAAGTAACATGAGGAAGATTAATATTGTATTTTGAAAATAGAAAATCTTTAAACTCCTGAAGTGGTATAGTTTTTTGAATATTATAGTTTTTATCGCAAACAGAAACCTCCTCACTGTCAACAATATCTCTACAAAAATAATAGTGTTGATTATCAAACTTAAAAGCAAATTTAATAAAGTGGTTTTTCAGTTTGTGTGCAGCATCTGAATACTTGTAAGTATCGCCTCCAAAAACATAATCTATGATTAGAAGGAACGTAGATTTACCAATAGAATTATCTGCTGATTGGCCGCCGAGCACAGTATTAAGTCCTTCATGGAAAATGATAGGTTTTCGGGGTTTTCCATAGGACATAAATTCATCACAATGTATTTCAACTAACATATATCAACACCTCTCGATCTTCGTCGTATTCAATCTTCTGTAATGCATAAAGAGAATCGAGGATTTCTATATATTCGCCCACATCAGATATCAGAGGCCGCATCTTCATGTAAAGAGTTATTACTGATTGTGGAGAAATTGACAGTTCTTTAAGGACAAAAGGGAATTTAGACAATATACTTTCGTTATATGTGAAAATTTTATTCGGCAATAACATCGAACACCTCGCACTTCTGTACGAAATATGAAATAATCACTTCGCACGGTTCTTTACTTTCATTTGTGTTTTTAGCAAGCCAATCAACTAATTTATAATAGATATCAGATTGTGATAAACCCTGATCACGTAGATTCCAGTAATTTAATTTCACTTGCATGGAGAATGGCTCAAACCGTAATTGACCTTCTTTACTCAACTGTTGAAATAAATTCTCAACATAAAGATAGTAGATATTAACACTGCTTTGAATTTTGATAAAAAGAGGGACATTGTCTCTCTTAATCTTTCTTTTTACTTCAACTGGATCGTAGTTTAAAGGAATCAATTCTGTGAATGGAGTAGTGCTTATTTTTCTTAAAACTCTATTTACGCCCTCTTCTATCTTTGAATCAGCCAAAGCTTCAATAGCATTAGCTTCTAGCATAAGATGTCTTTTAATATCTGCCATGCGTTTAATATCATCTTGACTTGGAGATAACAAATACTTATTTTTACATTTTGGACACAAAGCAATAAGGTTTTCATAGCTATCAGGTTTCAATTTTGGATCGATTTGAGCAATTTCGTAATTAGCTGCTGTCTTACCATTGTTGCTCGTAACATACAGAGGTTGATAGCAATTATCGTTGGGGCAAATACCATTTGACTCTAAAATTAGACGTAGACCAAATTCATTTTTTAGAACGTCAACACTTATTAATTGGCCACTTTTACTTGAGGTAGAAGTGGCTTTTTTGTTTTTTCCTGGTGTTGCACTTTCAATAAGAATATCTTTGAAAATTTTAGCGCACTTTTCAGGCGTATTGAACGCATTAATGTCTGGAAAATACTCCGAAAGTTTACTACCTAAGGAGCTTTGAGCGTCTTCATTTGCCGAATTAATATAGTTCTCAAACTTATCTATATCTATGTATTTATTAATTTTTTTCGCCATAGATGAAATAGGCCTAGTGCCATTAAAATAGCTTTTTAGAGCTGAACTTGTAACGTCATGAATAGGGTTGTAATCTCCATCCATATCATCTGGAAAAGTAGTGATATTAGAGAACAACTCTTTAGTAAATTCTGCAGTATTTGCCCCAGAACCTAATATGGGCAACAGGATTTGTGCGAATTCGCTAAATGTCAATATCAATAGAAATTACCTCCTTCATGCTTTGTATCCGGTTGTATCCATCTGTACCCATCTGTTAGAGATGGTTTTTTTATTTTTACTACAATTGTTTCAAAGGAAGTTGACACTGTACAGTCCATCTGTAATGTACACAACTTTTTACAATTATATCACGTATTTTCGCAAATTTCAATTTTATATTTGCGAACGCATCAATATACTGCGCGAATAAAAACAAATTATCTTTATTAAGTGAAACGGAGGTGAGGGCATGGAAGTGATTAAGAATGGTAATGGTAAGACAGTTTGTCGAGCAGATGCTTCAAATAAAATAGTTGAAATTGTTCAGAGAGGGTTTAAGACCGTTATTCAGTTCATGGAAGATGGCACCATGAAAGTTATTAACTCTGAGGCAGTTTAAGACTAGTAATCAAGCAATTATACGAAATAATCCGCAGAGCCGCTAGACGGACAGGATAAACACTTTGAAAGTGTTTCCTGCCCGTCTTTTTTTTCTGCTCTGCGGATAAAAGAAAACCGGCTCCTGCGGATTTTTCAAAGCCAAATTTTGAAAACCAAAGGAGTCAAATTATGAAAAGAGCGTACAAAACAAGTAAAAAGAAGAGAACTAACTACATTTATTACACTGCTGAAGGAACAAAGATTGTGATTACCCCAGGTGAAGATGGAGTCACCGAAGCTGATATCGAGCTTTTACATACTATGGATGATGACGAAGTGGACGAGCAGCGCCGGTACGATTATCGAGTGACAACACATCTGGATGCTTATCATGATGGCGAAGAGGAAGCGGCAAATGACCGCAATAAGTATCTTGCAGATGATACTGCGAATCCAGAACAGCTAATTATACAAGCAGAAGATGAGGCTGAACATCAAGATATGCTGGACAAGTTAACCAAGGCAATGGAGTGTCTTTTACCACAACAAAAAGAACTCTTCAAAAAAGTATACCTTGAAAAACGATCCAACACTGATATTGCAACAGAAGAAGGTGTTACAGAAGCGGCTATTCGTGGTCGCCTTAAGAAGCTTCAAGAAAGACTTAGAAAAATTCTATCCTAATTGGGTTCGCAAGAACCCTTTATAAAAAAATCTTTTCTGAAAAGGGGGTTCGAAAGAACTCTCTTTTTCGCTTATCGGTGAGGGGCAGATAAATCGCCCCCAGAAAGGAGATGGAATATGAACCTTAAACACAAAGTTACAATCAATGTGGCAAGGCCCGGTGGCGAAAGAAGCTCAGTAATTCAAAGCAGTCGGAAGACAATCCGAGCGAGAATGCTTGATTTCCTATTTGGAAAGAAAGTCAGTCTGCTTGTAATTACTCCCGGTGACTCAGTTGAGACGGTAGAAATAAAGGAAATCAAGGAAGGAGGTGTGGGTCATGAGTAAGATTAAGCTCCTTCTCGATGTGGTGTCAGATCTTAGAGCTCTGGCAGATAGTGTTCAGGCTGTAGCTGATGCAATAGCAAGTAATGGGCCTCATGAGATTACAAAGCCAGAGCAACCAAAGCCTGAAAAACAATCTGAAGAAAAGCAGCTCACTTTAGAAGAAGTAAGGGCGGTACTTGCAGAAAAAAGCCATGACGGATTTACAGCTGAAGTAAGAGCACTTCTAGAAAAGTATGGTGCATCAAAACTCAGCCAGATTGATCCAAGCAAGTATGCTGCACTTCTTGCCGATGCGGAGGGATTGAAATGAGTAAACATGCAATTCTCTCTGCATCTGGAGCCCATCGCTGGATGAACTGTACACCATCAGCGAGGTTGGAGCTGGAGTTTGACGACAACAGCGGTGAAGCTGCAGCTGAAGGCACAGCTGCCCATGCGTTAAGTGAACACAAGCTCCGCAAGGCACTTAGGATGAGATCAAAAAAGCCGGTTTCTCCATATGACTCAGTTGAGATGGACAATTACACCGATGGTTACGTGGAGTTTGTGCTTGAAGTGATTGCGCAAGCCAAGCAGGCCTGTAGTGATCCCTTGATCTTGATAGAACAGCAGCTTGATTTTTCAAAGTATGTGCCTGATGGCTTTGGAACCGGGGATTGTGTAATTATCGCTGACGGAACTCTTCACATTATTGATTTTAAGTATGGTCAGGGTGTCTTGGTCAGCGCAGAGGACAATCCTCAAATGAAACTATATGCCCTTGGTGCACTGGATCTCTTTGATGGTATTTATGACATCGAGATGGTTTCAATGACAATCTATCAGCCCCGTCGTGAAAATGTCAGCACGTCCACAGTCTCAAAAGAAAGCTTATATCAGTGGGCTGAAGAAGTTTTGAAGCCTAAAGCTGAACTGGCCTTCGCTGGTGACGGAAACTACTGCCCTGGAGAATGGTGTCAATTTTGTCGAGCAGCAGTGAAATGTAGATCAAGAGCAGAAGCAAAAATGAAACTGGCTACATTTGAGTTTGCGCTACCGCCACTTTTATCAGATGAAGAAATTGCTGACATTCTATCTTCTATCGGTGATCTCACCAGCTGGGCAAATGAGATTATAGCATATGCGACAGATGCAGCGGTTAATCATGGAAAGAAGTGGCCTGGCTTTAAAGTAGTCGAAGGCCGTTCCAACCGTAAATACAAAGATGAAGAAGCGGTCGCAGAAGCAGCAAAGAACGCAGGTTATCCCGACATATACAAGCAAAGTCTCATCACTATTACTGAAATGGAGAAATTGATGGGCAAGACAAAATTTAATGAAGTCCTTGGTGGACTAATTATGAAGCCACCAGGCAAACCGACGCTAGTACCAGTTTCCGACAAGCGTCCTGAAATGAACACATCATCAGCAAAAAATGATTTTATGGAGGTATAAAACTATGTCAAAAACAGCAAAAAGAATGAACCCAACGAAAGTAATCACAGGAGTTGTGCGACTCTCTTATGCCAATGTCTGGGAACCTAAATCCATCAATGGCGGTGCTGAAAAATACAGTGTAAGTCTGATTATTCCTAAGAGTGATACTAAAACCTTAAGTGCTATCAACGAAGCAGTTAATGCTGCTATTGAGGAAGGCAAAGGTAAATTTGGTGGCAAGATTCCCAATAAAGCAGTTCTCAAGCTCCCTCTGCGTGATGGCGACATTGATCGTCCGGATGATGAGGCTTATGCCAACAGCTATTTTGTCAATGCAAACAGCAATACTGCTCCACAAATTGTAGACAGAAACGTCAATCCAATCCTTGATCGTTCAGAAGTGTACTCCGGTGTCTATGCAAGAGTGAGTATCAACTTCTACGCCTTTAACTCCAATGGAAATAAGGGTATAGCGTGTGGTCTCGGAAACATTCAAAAAATCCGCGATGGTGAGCCTTTAGGCGGTAGAACCAATGCAGCTGATGACTTTGCCACTGACGTGGATGACGACTTTTTATCATGAGAACCTTGCATCTTGATATAGAAACATATAGTAGCGTAGACCTCGCCAAAAGCGGGGTCTATCGTTACGCTGAAGCACCGGATTTTGAAATCCTACTTTTTGGCTACAGTGTAGATGGTGGTCCTGTGCAGGTAGTTGATTTGGCATGTGGCGAAAAGATCCCGCAAGAAATCCAGAATGCTGTTCTAGATAGCCAGATTATAAAGTGGGCATTTAATGCTCAATTTGAGCGAATCTGCTTGTCTCGCCATTTTGGTGTCTGGCTTGAGCCTGCTTCATGGCGTTGTACGATGGTGTGGTCAGCCTACCTAGGCCTTCCTCTAACTCTGGAAGGGGCAGCAATCGTAACAGGAGCAGATAAGAAAAAGCTGACTGAGGGTAAGGAGCTCATCCGATATTTCTCTGTTCCATGCAAAGCTACTCAGTCTAATGGAGGCCGAACTCGCAATCTACCGGAGCATGCTTTAGAAAAGTGGGAGAGTTTCAAAGCATATAACCTTCGAGATGTTGAAACTGAACTTTCCATACAGGCAAAGCTTCAGAAGTTCCCTATGCCAGAAGAGGAGTGGCAGAACTATATTCTAGACCAGCAGATTAATGATCGAGGTATTCAATTGGATTTAGAATTGGTAAGGAAGGCTATCCAGTGTGATGAACAAACCCGAGAAGAGTTCACAAGCCGACTAAAAGAGGTTACTAAACTTGAAAATCCAAACTCAGTGACCCAGATGAAAACCTGGCTATTGGAAAGAGGTATGGAAACGGATAGTCTTGATAAGGCGTCAGTTAAGGCACTATTAAAGGAAGCTCCAGATCACCTGAGTGAAGTGCTGGAACTGAGGCAACAACTAGCAAAGTCCAGTGTAAAGAAATACACCGCTATGGAAAATGCAGTATGTGCTGATGGAAGAGCACGTGGCCTATTGCAGTTTTATGGTGCCAATCGAACCGGCAGATTTGCAGGAAGGCTTATACAAGTTCAAAATCTTCCGCAGAACCATTTGCCGGATCTGGAGCAGGCGAGAAGGCTAATTAGAGGTGGTCATTTTGAGACATTGGAATTATTGTACGATTCTGTTCCAGGGGTTTTGTCCGAGTTAATCCGTACTGCCTTTGTTCCAAAGAAAGGATATAAGTTTATTGTTGCTGATTTTAGTGCAATTGAAGCTAGAGTGATTGCCTGGCTCGCAGGCGAGACATGGAGAAATGAGGTATTCGCTACCCATGGCAAGATTTACGAAGCATCCGCTTCCCAGATGTTTAGGGTCCCCTTGGAAGAAGTCACAAAAGGTAGTCCACTCAGACAAAAAGGAAAAATTGCGGAGTTGGCCTTGGGTTATGGTGGATCAGTTGGTGCGTTAAAAGCGATGGGAGCACTTGATATGGGTCTTACCGAAGAAGAGTTAAAACCATTGGTAAATGCGTGGAGAAATGCGAATCCAAACATTGTTAGACTTTGGTGGGATGTCGATAGAGCAGTTAAAAAAGCTGTAAAAGAAAGATGCGGAACAGAAACTCATCGTATCCGATTTGAATATCGCAGTGGAATGCTGTTGATATGGCTACCATCCGGGAGACAGCTTACCTATGTCAAACCAAGGATTGGGATTAACAGATTCGGCAGTGAAGCAGTGACGTATGAAGGCGTTGGTGCCACAAAGAAGTGGGAGCGTATTGAAAGCTATGGTCCGAAGTTTGTTGAGAACATCGTGCAGGCCATTTCAAGAGATCTTCTTTGCCATTCCATGCGAAATTTGGATGAAGCAGGACTAAATATTGTCATGCATGTCCATGATGAGGTAGTTTTAGAGGTTCCTTTAGAAATATGCGTACAAGACGTCTGTGTCCTTATGGTTCAGGTACCTTCTTGGGCACTTGGGCTTCTACTTCGTGCGGATGGATTTGAATGTGATTTTTATAAAAAAGATTAATTTGAGGGGGTTCGAAGCCCCCTCTTTTTTTGCTTATAGCTGAGGGCAAGTTTTATCGCTCTACAACTATATGCTGGAGGTTCGATATGAACAAATTAACGATTTTTAACTACGAGGGCAACAATGTCAGAACAATTTTAAGGGAAGGCAATCCTTGGTGGGTACTCAAGGATGTCTGTTCTGTGCTAGAAATTGGAAACAGTCGTGATGTTACATCTCGATTGGACAGTGATGAAAAGGGAGTCGATATTATCGACACCCCTGGAGGAAAACAGGAAGTATCTATTATCAATGAAAGTGGCCTTTATAGCGTGATATTGGTTTCTCGAAAGCCAGGGGCTAAAAAGTTCAAGCGCTGGGTAACTCATGAAGTTCTTCCTTCCATCAGAAGGCATGGACTTTATGCTACAGATGAGTTGCTTGCTAATCCGGACTTTTTGATTCAAGCACTGCAGGAGCTTAAAGCCGAAAGAGCCAAAAATGCCGAGCTAACAACTACCATTAGCATTCAAGAACAGCAGATTGCAGAAATGAAACCCAAAGCCAGTTATTACGATGTGGTGCTTAACTGCAAGGATGCGGTGTCTATCACAACCATCGCCAAGGATTATGGAAAGTCTGGTCGTTGGTTCAATGAGTATCTACATGATCTTGGCGTTCAGTTCCGTCAAGGGAAAATCTGGCTCTTATATCAAAAATATGCCCAACATGGATATACGACGACAAAAACCCATACGTACCCTGGAAATGATGGAACGATGCATTCAAAGGTTCATACCTACTGGACTCAGAAAGGACGCTTGTTCATTTATGAGCTTCTTAAGGATCATGGCATTTTACCATTGATTGAACAAGAGTCCGAATTCGAGGAGATGTAACTTATGGATAGATATAACGCTGAAGGCTATCCAGAAGAGGCTGCAGCAGAAGCCATGGAAAATATCATGCGTGAAGAAAAAGCAAAAAGCTATAAACCTTGCGTTTTTATTTGTTCTCCTTTTGCTGGAGACATAGAGAAAAATCTAAATGAAGCTAGAAAATACCTGAAGTTTGCAGTGGAGCAAGGAACTATTCCTTTTGCTCCTCATCTGCTATACCCACAAGTGCTAGATGATAGCGATCCTGAACAAAGAAAACTAGGACTATTCTTTGGAATGGTTTGGCTTAGAAAGTGCGAGGAATTGTGGGTATTTGGTCGCTACATCTCAAAAGGAATGCAAGCAGAAATAGATAAAGCGTCGAAGCATCGTATTCCTATTCGGTATTTTACCGAAAACTGCGAGGAGGTGCAGAAGATATGAAGATAGCGGTTGGTAACAGCCGGATGGATAAAAAGTGGAAGAACAAAGACATCACATGGGAAGACTTCATCGCCCGAGTGGGGTCTACCATACGAACAACAGAAACAGTGTCTGAATTTCGCAAAATGAGTCGCGCTCAGCAGGACTCAATAAAAGATGTGGGTGGATTTGTGGGAGGAGCTCTCCGTGAAGGAAAGCGCAGAAATGGTTATGTCCTCTCCCGCTCCCTTCTTACATTGGATATGGATTATGCCAAACCAGGGATTTGGGAGCAGATTGAATCACTTCATGATTTTCAATGCTGCATCTATTCCACACATAAACATACACCGGAAGCTCCAAGACTGAGACTAATCATACCACTAAGAAGAGAAGTGACAGAAGATGAATACCCAGCCCTTGGCCGGATGGTTGCAAAGGAGATTGGGATTAATTTATTCGATGATACCACTTATGAACCTTCAAGATTAATGTATTGGCCATCTACACCGTCTGATGGAGAATTTGTCTTTAAAGAAAAGGATGGAGAGCTTTTAGATCCTGATGTTTATCTTTCCAAATATGCAGATTGGCGGGATACATCCATGTGGCCTGTATCCACAAGACAATCAGAGGTTGTACAAAGGAAAATCAAAAAGCAAGCAGATCCTTTAAGTAAAGAGGGCGTTGTCGGGGCATTTTGCAGAGCTTATACCATTGAAGAAGCTATCAATACATTTTTGGCGGATGTATATGAACCAAGTGCTATGAATGGCAGGTTTGATTATATTCCAGCAGATTCTTCAGCGGGCTTGGTAATCTATGACGGTAAATTTGCTTATAGCCATCATGCCACCGATCCGGCTTGCGGAATGCTGCTAAACGCTTTTGATTTGGTACGAGTGCATAAGTTTCGCGGCTTAGATGAAAAGGCTGCAGAAAATACATCGCCAAGTAAACTGCCTTCGTTTAAAGCCATGACAGATCTGGCTTTGGAGGATGAACGGGTAAAAGAGCAGTTTGCTGAAGAAAGAAAGGCTCAGGCTGAAAAGGAGTTTATTGATGAAGATTGGGAAAAGCAGCTGGAGCTTGACAAGACAGGATCAGTTAAAAATACCCTTAGAAACTTGATTTTAATACTCGAAAATGATCCAAACCTGAAAAGCATTGTATTTAATCAGCTATCCGATAGTCTCGAAATAAAGGGTGATGTTCCTTGGCCGCATCCATCAAAGTTCTGGAGAGATGCAGACGATGCCCAGTTGATTAGTTACATCGACACCCGCTACGGAACCTTCTCTGCAAGAAACTATGATGTGGCAGTAGCAAAAGTAGCTGATGACCGGTCTTATCATCCGATTCGGGAGTTTATTGAAGCACTCCCTGAATGGGATAAGGTACCACGAGTAGATACATTGCTCATCGATTATTTAGGTGCATCAGATAACCCATATGTTCGGGCTGTCACAAGAAAAACTCTATGTGCGGCTATCTCTCGTGTACTGACTCCAGGCATCAAGTTTGATTCCATGTTGGTTTTAAATGGCCCACAGGGAGTTGGAAAAAGCACTCTCATTGCTAAGTTAGGTGGAGACTGGTTTTCAGATAGCTTGAACTTGTCGGATACCAAGGACAAGACTGCGGCGGAAAAGCTTCAGGGTTACTGGATTTTAGAAATTGGAGAACTAGCCGGACTTAAAAAAGCTGAAGTTGAAACACTTCGAAGTTTCTTGTCTCGCCAAAATGACATTTATCGTGCCAGCTTTGGCAGGAGAGCTACTCCGCACTTAAGACAATGTATCTTTTTCGGAACCACCAATGCTGAGAAAGGCTATTTGCGGGACACCACAGGAAACCGTCGTTTCTGGCCGGTAAAAACTCCAGGAAATGGTACAAAAAAGTCTTGGCAACTAAAGCATGATGAAATTCTGCAGATATGGGCTGAGGCTCTTACCTTTGTGAAAGCTGGAGAAAAATTGTACCTTGATACCAATCTTGAGAAACTTGCAAAAGAAGAACAGCGGGAAGCTATGGAATCAGATGAGCGTGAAGGTTTGGTACGTGAATACCTAGATATGCTCTTACCAGAAGACTGGGACACCATGGATTTATATGAACGCCGAGCCTATATCAACGGGACTGAGTTTGGTGAAAGTCAAAGGGTAGGTGTTTGGAAACGAAAATCGGTTTCTAATATGGAAATCTGGTGTGAGTGCTTTGGGAAGGATCGAGCCAATCTTCGACGAGTGGATGGCAATGAGATATCTGCAATTATGGCAAGTATCGGAGGCTGGACGGGACTAGTGAGAAAAGAACGTATCCCGCTTTATGGACCACAATGGGTTTATGTTCCCAAAGCATAATTTAGTTTGGAACGTATGGAACAATTTTTCTTCAGGAACAGATTTCACCTGTTCCGGTGAAACAAAAACGGTCTTTTGGTACACCTCATTGGAACAGGCGGCAGCCCCTTGTAAAGTAGGCTACTTTATAACTTCTGTTCCATTGTTCCAAAAATAATTATTAAAAGTAATCCTAAAGACAAAAAGAGGAAATTACCTGCAGACGCATATATACGCGCGTATAGAGATTTTTTGGATTTAGGGAACATGGAGGAACTATGAGAGAAAAATGGATTGAACAACAACTGGTAAAAGCAGTGAAAGATATAGGCGGTATTGCGCTGAAGATTGTATCATCAGGTTTAGATGGAATGCCAGACAGATTGATTCTTTTGCCGGGTAGGAAACTAGCTTTTGTGGAGGTGAAAGCTCCAGGTAAAGCCTTAAGGCCACTTCAAGAAAAGAGAAAAAGACAGTTAGAATCACTTGGTTTTTTGGTATTCTGCCTGGATCACATAGAACAGATTGGAGGGATACTTCGTGAAATACAAGCCTCATGAATATCAGGTTTATGCCACTGAGTATATTCTCACCCATCCCATAGCAGCAGTGCTGTTAGATATGGGATTAGGCAAGAGCGTTATTACCTTATCTGCTATCTTTGATCTAACACTGGATAGTTTTCTTGTTCGTAAGGTTCTGGTCATTGCACCCTTTCGAGTTGCCAGAGATACATGGCCTGCAGAGATTGAAAAGTGGGATCATCTAAAAGGCCTTAACTACACCGTAGCAGTTGGTACTGTGGCTCAGAGAAAACGAGCGCTAATGAAAAGAGCTCAGGTATACATCATCAATCGAGAAAATATCGAATGGTTAATTTCAAGAAGTGGAATCTCCTTTGATTTTGACATGGTGGTAATTGATGAGCTGTCATCCTTCAAATCCCATCAAGCAAAACGATTTAAAAGTCTGCTTAAAGTCAGGCCAAAGGTAAAAAGGATCGTAGGGCTCACTGGAACACCATCCTCCAATGGATTGATGGATTTGTGGGCAGAGTATCGACTCTTGGATATGGGTCAAAGGCTTGGGCGCTTTATTGGCAGATATCGAGAGGACTACTTTGTACCGGATAAACGTAATCAACAAGTAATCTTCTCCTACAAACCAAAACCAGGAGCGGAAGAAGCAATTTATAGGCTCATATCTGACATCACTATTAGCATGAAAGGTTCTGATTACCTTAAGCTGCCGGAGTTGGTTATAAACGAAGTGCCAGTGAAGCTTTCTGAAAAAGAAATGAAAACCCTCGATACCATGAAGCGGGATTTCATTACAACGGTGAAAGGTGAGGAAATTACTGCTGCCAATGCAGCGGCTCTTTCAGGAAAGCTCCTGCAGATGGCAAACGGAGCAGTCTATGATGATCAAGGTGTCGTTATTCATATACATGACCGTAAGCTGGATGCACTGGAAGACTTAATCGAAGCCGCTAATGGCAAGCCTGTTCTGATTGCTTATTGGTTTAAGCATGATTTATCTCGAATACAAAAGCGCTTTGAGGTCGAAGTATTGTCCACTAGGGATTCTATTAAGAGATGGAACGATGGAAAGATTCCCATTGCAGTCATCCATCCCGCATCCGCAGGACATGGCCTCAACTTGCAAGCCGGAGGATCAACACTTGTATGGTTTGGCCTGACTTGGAGCTTGGAGCTTTACCAGCAAACCAATGCCCGTCTTTGGCGTCAAGGACAAAATGAAACGGTAGTGATCCATCACTTGATTGCCAAAGGCACCATTGATGAACGTGTAATGAAAGCCCTAAATGATAAAAACAATACCCAAGCCGCACTGATAGATGCGGTAAAAGCAACGCTAAAGGAGGTCTGATACAATGAACATTGTCTAGCAATATTTAGATAAAAGGGCAGCGGCAATCAATGCCTTAAAAGATTACAGCAGCATGAAGTACATCATAGAACATACCGATGAGGACATTGCCACCCTCAACGAAGAAATGAGTTCTCCTGTTTCTCCAGTTCTAAATGGCATGCCATCAACGCATGATCCAAAAGCTGGAGAGAAAAGGCTCATTGCCTGCATTAATGAAATTGATGTATTAAAAGAACGCTATCGCCAAGCACTGGAATACATGGACTGGTTTCAACCGGCGTGGGATGCCTTAACGGAGGATGAGCAGTATGTGTTAAAGGAGTTCTATTTGGACGATGAACAAAAGCAGATTGATGCAGTGTACAACATCTGTGAACGTTTTAACATTGAACGCTCTTCAGCTTACAACAAGAAGAATCGCGCGCTTCAGCATTTAGCACTACTACTCTACGGAAAGTAATGAGTAATATCGTGGACGATTTTACTCACAATCGGTTATACAATGGTATTGTGAAAAACTGTAGAGAGCCTTCGTGGAAAAAACACGAGGGCTTTTTCTATGCCCAAATGGAGGTGCAAAATGCCAAGGAAACCTAAACGACCATGTTCTTCTCCCGGTTGTCCTGAGCTGACTGATGGACGCTTTTGTCCTGATCATGCCAAAAAGGAAGCTTCACGATATGAAAAATATCAGCGAGATCCTGAAACGAGGAAGCGTTACGGGCGTGCGTGGAAAAGAATACGTGACCGTTACATTACAGCTCATCCATTATGTGAAGAGTGCAAAAGAGAGGGAAAGCTGACACCAGCAGCTGAAGTCCATCACATCCTTCCTTTGTCTCGAGGAGGAACACACGATGAAAGCAACTTGATGGCTCTTTGTACTCCTTGTCACTCAGCCATCACAGCAAGAGATGGAGACCGTTGGCCATCCCGGTAGGGGGAGTCGAATCTCTACAGCTTTTTAAGCGGACAACGGGCGTGGGGCTTCGTGCAAAAAGTCGCAGTTTCAAACGGGGTAATACCCCCTTAATAAGAAAAGAGGTGAGTTAATGGCCAAAGATGGTACAAATCGAGGTGGTGCCCGTATTGGATCTGGCCAGAAAAAGAAAGCACTTATAGATAAAATTGCTGAGGGAAATCCCGGAAAAAGAAAACTGGAAGTTATTGAATTTAAAAATACTGCAGAACTTCAAGGGCAGGAGATGCCACAGCCAAGGGCTATGCTTTCAGCAGTACAAAAGGATGGTAAAACCTTAGTAGCTAGCGAAATTTATGAGCTTACGTGGAAATGGCTTGAGGAGCGAGGGTGTGCACATCTAGTTCTACCACAGCTATTAGAAAGATATGCCATGAGTGCTGCTAGGTGGATACAGTGTGAGGAAGCAATAAGTGAGTTTGGTTTTCTTGCTAAGCATCCAACTACTGGCAACGCTATCCAAAGTCCATACGTTTCCATGAGCCATAATTTTATGAGTCAAACCAACAGACTCTGGATGGAAATATATCAGATTGTTCGTGAAAACTGTGCGACAGAGTATTCCGGTACAAATCCACAGGATGATGTGATGGAACGACTGTTGACTGCCCGTAGAGGTAAATAATAATAAGGAGATGTGAGATGAGTAAGAGATATTTAACAGCAGAAAGTGTATGTGCAGGACATCCTGATAAACTGTGCGATATTATTGCTGACAGCATTTTGGAAGCATGTCTTAGAAAAGATAAGGCCTCACGCGTAGCTTGTGAGGTTATGGCTACTAAAGGAAAAATTATCGTGGCGGGCGAGATCTCCTGCAGCGAGAAAATCGATATCAGAAGCATTGTTAAGAATGTGCTAAAAG